TCGCGCCAGTCGCAGCGGCGATATCAGCGGTGATATCGGCGAGCGTCGAGCCGGACGAGACAATCGGAGCCGTTGCATACGTCTGCAGACCGGCAGGGCGCGAGGCCGAACCAGCAACCGCATCAGTAAAGCAAGTGTCGAGATAAGAAGCCGTCGAGCGGATCATATCGTCGCGGATGATCGCATCCACCGCCGGGCTCGAATGAGAAAGAAGCTCATTCGTGACGCCCACAATGACGGCGAGCTTGCGCGGCGAGAGAGTGATCGCATCGAATGCGAGCTTCTTCACCGGGATCGCAGCGCCTTCACCGACCCATGCGCCCGAAGCACCGGCCGTCTGGCGCGGGATCGAGATCGCAGAATTGCGGTCGAAATTCATGCGGCGAGCAGGAACGCGAGCGAAGACAGAAGCCGGGCGGAGGAGATCGATGAACTCTTCCGAAGCATCGCGCATCGTCGCAAGCGGCTTGGCCCAAACCGGATCAATCGTCGTGCCGACAGCCGAGGCTGCGCGCTCGATCACGCCCTTCGGCATGCGGAGAACGGCGGCCAGCTCTTCATCGCCGAGCGAATGCTTCGCATATTCGGCAGCGGCATAATGATTGTTTGAGTTGACGAAAAGCGCGTGAGCCATGCGAGCGAAAAAGGTGCCCTTCTCGCGGCGCTGGCCGGTGACTTGGATCGAGGCCTTCGGGGCTTCGACAACGGCCTTAGCCTTCGTCGCGACAAGCTTTTCCGTCTCGCGGAGCTTCGTCAGGCGGCCATCGAGATCATCGATGCCCTTCTTCATATCGTCGAACGAAACGGCTTCGTTGTCGTTCATGGCACGGGCTTCGCCTTCGGCCTTCGAGACGATATCTTCGAGCGCCTTGATCTTCGCGGCGCGTTGCTCTTCCAGAGCTTCAATCTGCTTTGCAATCATGGTGATGACTCCTGTGTGATCGCGTTGTTGATGGATATTTCAGCCGCGACCTCGCAGCTTCATCACTTCGAGAGCGCGTTTTTGCAGAGCAAGGGGATCAACCTTTTTCTGCTCTTCAAAGACGCGACGAAGTTCGTTATCTGAAAACTCAAAAGCCTTTGCGACAGCCAATGCCGAAGGATTGGCGGGCACAGAAACGACAGAGATTTCCAGAAGCTCTGACTTGGTGAAGATCAAACCGCCGGGAGACTTTTCATTCGGCTTCGCATCGAGAGCGCGGAAGCCCACCGATACGGCCTTAATGAAGCCCGCCTTCACCATGCGGCCGATCTTGGCCGCGAATGCCGAAACTTCTTCCGGCATGAATTCGATATCTGCGTAGAGCTTGCCGCCCTTAACAGTCACAGCGCTCGCGCGGCCGATTGGCTCATCATGTTTGTGGCCGAATAGGACAACGGGATTCGCCTGATAAGTCGAAAGCTCCCATCCCTTAGGATCGATGATGTCGCCCATCCGATCCTCGGTCGCATCGGATGCGACGAATGTGAAAGTATCTCCCGAAGCCTTCTCGATATGAGCGGAGCGCGTGAACATTAGGCGGCGCTCGGCTTTTTGGCCGTTGAATCAACAGCGGGAGCGGCGATCACATCGAAAGGCGTAGAAGTGAATGCAATCGTCGGGTCGGAGGCGAGATGCGCCTTGAAGACTGCGCCAGAGACAGCGCCCATCGGCCAGAGATCGTCATATCGACCATTGACAGAAGCGACAGGCCGCCAAGGCGTATCGGCAGGCATGCCGTCCCATTCGCAGCGGGCGACGAGCGCCTCATATTTCGGCAGCGAATAACCCTTGATCGGGATAAGGACTTCGGTATCGCCTGCCGCGATTGAGTAAGAGGCGAGGAAATTATCGAAGTGGAGCGTTGTCTGATTAGGGTTCGGCGCGGGCGTCGATCCGCCGCCTGCCATGATCGCCTCGCATTGAGCGAGAGAAAGGATCAAGCCGCTCTTGCGGGTCATTGCGCGGAACTCGTCGGCGCTTTTTGCAGCCGCGAGCTTTTCACACATGCGGTTGTCGATGGTCGAAAGTCCGAGGACTTCCGAGAAACCTGATTTAATTTCAGCGGCGGTCGCCATGCTGCGGGCTCCGACAGATTTTTCCTGACATAGCCCGAACATAACAGATAATTTTCGTCAACCTTAAATCAGGAGTAGTTCACCGCGACCAGCAAATCCGTCGAGCTGCTCCTCGCAAAGCAGGCCTCTCGTCGCCATGATCGCCGCAATCGCCGGATCGATGCGCCCATAAGACTTCGCCTTATCGAGCTTTCTATTCCCGGCCGGGTCTTGCAGAACGACGCAATTCGAGATGGCCCACCGCAAGACGGGATGGCTTTCATGGCGCAGCCTGCCTTCGATGGCAGCAGCCTCGAAGGCCTCGATGACGGGGCTCATATCCTTAAAGCCCTGCCCATGAGGGGCCAGCTCGACGGATAGACCCACGCGCTCGCATGCAGAGCGGAAGATATCGATCCGCCACCTATCGAAGAAAATCTTATCGATCCACATGCCCTCGATGATCTTCGCGATATCGGAGGCGACGAAATCGTAATCGATCGTTGGTCCTGGTGTTGTCCTAAGCCGATTGCCTTTTAGCCACGCATCATAAGGCGCGCGATCTCGATTGGCCCTATCGAGCAAGCCATCTTCCGGCGTCCAGCAATAAGGCATGAGATGGACGATGCCCTCATCATCTCGGGTCGCAAGGACAAGAGCCGTCAAGTCAGTCCGGCTCGAAAGATCGAGCCCGCCAAAGACGGGGCGGCCATCGCGGAAAATATCCCGATTGACGGTTTCCTTATTCCGATCCCAAACGCTCGGGGTCAAAAATGGCGAATCCGCCTGCACGCGCTGATTGAGATAAAGGTTCCGGACGGAGCTTTCGAGCGATGGCACTTGCATCGCGCGCTGAATGGTCGAGCGAAACTCATCGAGATCGCGATAATCGCCAAGGCCCGGATTGGCCGCCATCCACGCGCTCTCATCGAGCAGCTCGCAATCAGCCGGAGCGGTATAGACATGCGAGACGAAAGTATCGTCCTCGATGATGCCATCCTTAATCTTCTGCCCGTAATCGATCAGCTCAGAGAGAGGATGCTCATCGCTCGGCGCTTGCGTCGAGATGATGCACATCAGGGGCTCGGCCTGCGAGCCGAGCGAAGTCATCAGCACATCATAGAGCGTTCTGTTCTTCGAATTCCCGAATTCGTCATAAACGACAAAATCCGGGCCGAGCCCGAGATTGGTAGTCGCATCCGCCGAGATCGCGATATAGGTCGAATTCGACTTCGGATTGACCATGCGCTTTGTCGAAGCGATCACTTTGACCATCTTCTGCAGCACGGGATTCGCGCGGATCATATCCGAGACGAATTGAAAGACGATTGATGCTTGCTGCCGCGTATTCGCCGCCGAGAGAAGGATCGAATTCTGCTTCCTCGCCGGGCCGCATAGATGCGCGAGCAGCATGATCGCCATCAATAGCGTCTTGCCATTGCGGCGGCCGACCGAGAAGACGGCCTGCCGGACGCGCCGCATGCCATCCGGGCCTGTCGGATTATAGACCGCCCGGATGAATTCCATTTGAAAGCTCCGGAGCCGGAGCGGCTGATTGAGGAACTTGCCTGCCGGGACAACGAGCCCATGGGCGAAGGCGATGATCCGGCCGGAAGGCTTGTCCCAATCCTGCTCGGGCACTTCGAGATGCCGCATGGCGGCCGCCATATCGGGAGAAACGCCGGGGATGGCCGGGGCTCGGCCCGTTTTGGGGGGCACGCGCTGTTTTTGCCCGCCGTCCAGCTTGCCACGATTGTTGGTCATCTTATTCTGACATCTCCCGATTCAATCGGACAAAGGAGCCGCCCCATGACTGCCGCCGCTGATCGTTTCCAATCCCGCGAAGCCTTCGAGGCCGATATCCTCGCCCGCGCCGTTTCCTATTCAGTGCATCTCCGCCTTAGCCCGACCGAAAAATATACGGTGCCTTGCGAGAGCCTCGAAGAAGCGCAGCGATACCGCGATGAGATCAATGAGAAGCTCTCGCGCCATGGCCGCCGGGCCGTCATCTACGCAATCTCCGATGATGGCTTCACGAGCCTGATCCCGTGACTTCCTGATCCTCGATAAGATCGCCGACCTCGACCGCCCCTAATCGGGCGGTCGCTTTTTTTGCATCGCCTTTCAGAAAGACAAGCACATTCTGATGCGTCTTGCCGACTTTCCGGCTCGCGGAGAACATCTTCGCGGCGCGGATCGGCAGGCTGCCGACAGATGTGCAGAGGATGATCTCGTTATAATATTTCAGCCCGGCAGCCTCGAAGGCCGCAATCGTATCGCCGACGAAATTAAGATAATTCCCGTCCTTGCCGCGCACTTCGCCGACCACAAAGCAGGCGAAGGAGTCATGCCGAAGCAGGCCGC